CGGCCCGCATGCGCCGCCGGTTCATGGACGGCGAGTTCGCCGAGGCGACGCCCAACGCGCTGTTCGACGAGGCCAGCATAGACAAGTGGCGGGTGGACCCGTCGCAGGTGCCGCAGCTGATCCGCGTCGTGATACCGGTCGACCCGTCGGGCTCGGGCGACGAGGACAACGCGGACAACGACGAGATAGGCATCGTGCCCGTCGGCCTCGGCGTGGACGGCAACGCCTACGTGCTCGAGGACGTGTCCCTGAAGGCCGGGCCCGCGACCTGGGGCAGGACCGCCGTCACCACCTACGACAGGCACAAGGCCGACGTCATCGTCGGCGAGTCCAACTTCGGCGGCGACATGGTCAGGGCCACCGTGCAGACCGCCGCGTCCGTCGAGCACATGCGGGTCAACTTCAGGAAGGTGACCGCCAGCCGCGGCAAGGTGGTGAGGGCAGAGCCGTTCAGCGCGCTCTACGAGCAGGGCAAGGTGCGCCACGTCGGCGTGCTGCCGCGGCTCGAGGACGAGCTGTGCGCCATGTCCACCACCGGCTACACGGGGCAGGGCTCGCCGAACAGGGCTGACTCCGCCATATGGGGGCTCGCCGAGCTGTTCCCGCAGGTCGTGGCTGCCAAGAAGGAGCGCCAGCAGACGGCGCCTATACCAGTCGTGAATCACTTCGGGAGAAAGAACTAATGGCTATGACCAAAGAGGCGCGGCTGCGCGGGGTGCACGAGCGGGCGCTGCGCGAGTTCAACAGGGTGCAGTCCGCGCTGCGCGACGAGCGCAAGCAGTGCCTGTCGGACCGCAGGTTCTACTCGATCGCAGGCGCGCAGTGGGAGGGGCCGCTGAACGACCAGTTCGAGAACAAGCCGAAGTTCGAGGTGAACAAGGTCCACCTCGCCGTCATCCGCATCATCAACGAGTACCGCAACAACCGCATCACCGTCGACTTCAAGAGCATGGACGGCGTGGAGAACGACAAGCTCGCCGACACCTGCGACGGGCTCTACCGCGCCGACGAGCAGGACTCCGGCGCCGAGGAGTCGTACGACAACGCCTTTGAGGAGGCGGTCGGCGGCGGCATGGGCGCGTGGCGGCTTCGCACCAAGTACGAGGACGAGGACGACCCGGACGACGAGCGCCAGCGCATCTGCTTCGAGCCCATCTACGACGCCGACACCTCGGTGTTCTTCGACCTCGACGCCAAGAAGCAGGACAAGTCCGACGCCAAGCGCGCGTGGGTCATCATGTCCCAGGCCCGCACGGACTACACAGACGAGTACGACGACGATCCCAACTCGTGGCCCAAGGGCTTCGAGATAGGCGCGTTCGACTGGTCGACGCCCGACGTCGTGTACAAGGCCGAGTACTATGAGATAGAGGAGAAGCGCGAGGACGTGCACATCTACAGGCTGATGGACGGCTCCGAGCAGCGGTTCACCGACGACGAGCTCGACGACGAGGCCCGCGAAGAGGACGAGGACGACGAGGGCGAGGTGCCCACCAAGCGCGAGGAGCTCGAGTCCGTCGGCGCCAAGCTGCTGCGCACCAAGAAGATCCGCCGCAAGCGGGTGCACAAGTACCTGATGTCTGGCGGCAAGATCCTCGAGGACATGGGCCTGATCGCCGGGTCGTGCATCCCCATCATCCCGGTGTACGGTAAGCGCTGGTTCGTCGACAACGTCGAGCGCTGCATGGGCCACGTGCGCCTCGCCAAGGACGCGCAGCGATTGAAGAACATGCAGCTGTCGAAGCTCGGCGAGATCAGCGCCTTGTCGTCGGTCGAGAAGCCCATCCTCACGCCCGAGCAGATCGCCGGCCACCAGACGATGTGGTCCGAGGACAACATCAAGAACTACCCCTACCTGCTAGTCAACCCGGTGACCGACAAAGACGGCAACGAGAACGTGATCGGGCCCACGGCGTACACCAAGTCGCCGGCCATTCCGCCGGCGCTCGGCGTGCTGCTGCAGATGACCGAGGAGGACATGAAGGACCTGCTCGGCGTGCAGGCTGCGGCCGAAGAGGTGCCGAGCAACGTCTCGGAGGTCACCTTCGAGACCTTCGCCAACCGCATCGACATGCAGACCTTCATCTACCTGTCGAACATGGCGAAGGCCGTGAAGCGATGCGGCGAGGTCTGGCTGTCCATGGCAAAGGACGTGTTGGTAGAGGAGGGCCGCGTCATGATGTCGCTCGGCACGTCGGGCGAGGTGAGTCAGGTCGAGCTCATGAAGGCGACGATCGACCAGAAGACGGCCGAGCCGACGTACGAGAACGACTTCAGCAGGGCGAAGTTCAAGGTGGTCGTCGACGTCGGCCCGTCGAGCAGCACGAAGCGCGCGGCCACGGTGCGCACGCTGACCAAGATGGCGGCCCTGACCGACGACCCTGAGACCAAGCAGGTGCTCGGCTCCATGGCCATGATGAACATGGAGGGCGAGGGCATCAGCGACGTGCGCCGCTACTTCCGCCGCAAGCTGATCAAGATGGAGGTGCTAAAGCCCAACGAGCAGGAGGCCGCGGAGCTGCAGAAGGAGGCCGCCGGTCAGCAGCCGTCGGCGCAGGACCAGTACTTGCTCGCCGCCGCCGACCAGGCGCGGGCCGAGGGCGCGCAGGCGCAGGCCGGCACCATACAGAAGCAGGCCGACGCCGATAAGAAGCGCGCTGAGACGCTCGAGATTCTCAGGAACCTCGATGCGGAGTCGACGCGGCTGCTGGTCGACGCCATTCAGAAGCTGGGCCCGAGCGTGACGCCGCCCAGCATCGCGGGTTCGCCGGTCACGCAGTGAACTTTGGCTGGTGCTGAGTACCAATCCAGCGCTAGCAGGTAGACGGTTTCCACCCCGCCGATTAGTGGGTGAGTTGAGACGGGAGTCAGAGAGATGAGCAGAGAAACGGCAGAGGGGACGACAGAGGTAGTAGTTGACGAAGCGGCGCAGGCCGCGGCGGCAGCTGCTTTGGCAACTGCAGGCGCCGAGGGTGAATCCGGCGCCGACGATACCAAGACGGGCGAGACGCCTGTCGAGGGCGAGGCAGGTGCCGAGGCTGACGAGGTTGTCGTCACCATTGGGGACACTGCGCCGACCCAAGAAGAGGAGGAGATTGCGAAGGCACCGGAGTGGGTGCGAGAGCTGAGGAAGACGAACCGCGAGCTCGTCCGTCAGAATCGAGAGTTGCAGAAGCAGCAGGCCGATAAGGCTGCCGCTGCCCAAGCGACGGTACTGGGGCCGAAGCCGAAGCTGGCTGACCCCGAGATCGATTACGACGCGGCGAAGTTCGAGGAGGCGTTGAATAAGTGGAATGATCAGAAGCGCAAAGCTGATCAGGAGTTGACTGACCGTCAGGCAGCTGAGAAGAAGTCTCAGGAAGCTTGGCAGGGTCGGCTCGCTGAGTACGGCGAGGCCAAAGGCAAGTTGAAGGTCAAAGACTTCGCTGAAGCCGAGGCCGTGGCACTCGAGACCCTGAGCCAGGTGCAGCAAGGCATCGTGGTGCAGGGTGCGGAGAACTCCGCGCTGGTCATCTACGCGCTCGGCAAGAACCCGACGAAGCTCAAGGAGCTCAGCGGTATCACTGACCCTGTGAAGTTCGCCTTCGCAGTAGCAAAATTGGAGAAAGACTTGAAACTGACAACCCGTAAGGCTCCACCACCGCCTGAGAGAGTGGTGACAGGCTCGGCTCCCAAGTCGGGAGTCGTTGACTCACAGCTCGATCGCTTGCGCGCTGATGCTGAGAAGACTGGTGACTACAGCAAGGTCACCACTTATCAGCGGCAGAAGCGCAAGGCTTCATAAACATCAATCATCGGAGATTCACCAATGGCCAATTCATTCAGTAAAGAGGAGCGAGTCGCGTTCGAACAGCTCATTCTCGGGTTCGACGACGCACTCGTGCTCTCTCGCAATGTCGCCAAGTACAACCCCAACTCGCAAGAGATGGAGCGTGCCGGCGACGTCATCTGGCGCCCGCAGCCCTACATCGCCCAGTCGTTCGACGGCATGGATCAGACTGCCAACTTCCAGAATCAGACGCAGCTGTCTGTGCCTGCGACGTTGGGCTTCAGCAAGTCCTCGCCGTGGATCCTGGATGCGAAGGAACTGCGCGATGCGCTGCAGGAAAACCGTCTTGGCGAAGCCGCCAAGCAGAAACTGGCGTCGGACATCAACGTCGCCATCATGAACGTCGCCGCTCAGCAGGGCACGTTGGTCGTGAAGCGCACGGCTGCGGCCACGGGCTTCGACGACGTCGCAGCTGCCGAAGCCATCATGAACGAGCAAGGCGTTCAGAACTTCGAGCGTTGCCTGGCACTCAGCACGCGTGACTACAATGGCATGGCGTCGAACCTCGCCAGCCGCGGTACGGTTGCGGGCAAGGTGCTGACTGCGTACGAGAAAGCGTACGTCGGCTTGATCGCGTCATTCGACACGTACAAGTTGGACTATGCCAATCGTCAGGCAGTGGCAGCAGGCGGTGGCGGTCTCACGATCAACACCACGTTGGCTGGCGCGCAGTTCTACGTCCCGAAGGCGACCTCGGTCGCGGCGACGGGCGAGAAGAACAACGTCGACAACCGCTTCCAGCGCGTGACCATCTCGTCCACCACGAACGTAGCGGCAGGCGACTGCTTCACGATCGCGGGCATGGACTCGGTGCATCACATCACCAAGGGCGACACCGGTCAGCTGAAGACGTTCCGCGTCATCAGCGTGGATTCGGCGACGACCATGACGATCAGCCCACCGATCATCAATGCACTCGGCGGTTCGACTGCAGAATTGCAGTACAAGAACTGCGTGGCGGTGACGACCTCGGCGACTGCGGCCATCGTGTTCCTCAACACGGCGACTGCGTCGATCAACCCCTTCTGGCAGCGCGATGCTCTCGAGATCCTGCCTGGGCACTACGCAGTGCCGACGGATGCGGGCACTGCTGTCATGCGCGCGACCACGGAGCAGGGCATCGAGGTGGTGTTCCAGAAGTTCTACGACATCAACACCATGAAGACCAAGTATCGTCTGGATACACTCTTCGGTGTCGTCAACAAGCAGCCTGAGATGAGCGGGATCATCCTGTTCAGCCAGCCATAATCAACTCGCTTTCAACTCAGGAGTCATTAACATGGGTTCAATAACTGTTCCTCCCTTCGGTACTTTGACCGTCGCAGTCGCTGCGTCGGCCAAGGTGGCTGCCTACTCGGCTGGTCAGTACCAAGTCGATCAGGTCGTCGGCTTTCCGAACGAACCGCCTGCCAACCAGAATCTGTTCAATGGAACAGGCTCGTCGCTCTCAGCGGCGTTCACGCTGGCTGGTCAGGCTGTCATCAACGCTGGTGCTTCTCCAGTGCTCGTCAACGTCGGCATCGCGGCGTCCATCTTCGAGCGCTTGGACGAAGTTCAGCCAACTCCTGGCGTGCTCAACGCGACCGGTGCCCTCACCGCAACGTTGATTCTCGCCGGCATCGTGACGTCGACCACGGGTGCGGCTGTTGCAGCCACCCTGGACACCGGCACGGTGATGGATACGTCGGCGACCTTCGCCATTGGTGATTCGTTCGATTGGTCGGTGATCAACACCGGCGCGAATGCATTCACAGTGACGGCGGCTGCTGGTCATACCATCGTGGGT